CGAAGAGTTTGGTTAGAATCTTATATTATGATTTTAAAACCTCTAGATATGCCAGAAGATTTAAAAAAATCTTTTTGGAATTATTTAGATGTATTCTCAATTTGGATGATGAACACAACAGACTAACTTAACCAAATAATCCTATATCTACTATACAGTAGTGCATATAGGATTTATTATAAATTATAATATTTTTGATTTATACCCTATTTATACCCTATCTCTAAAAACCAATCAAACAAAACAAATTTAAAACATCTAGTATCGTGGACCAAGAACACCACTTTCAAAGATTTTTCTATAGTAAATTACTTCTTTAATTAAATACAGGAGTAACAATATGCAAGTGTCATCAGAAACACAAAACAATTCCGCTACAGGTGAAGAAGCTTTAGACGTTAAAGACAATTCTAATAATGAAGAAATTATTAAAGGTGATACAGAAGAAGAATCTAAAGTAGAAGCAAACTTAGAAAAAAAAGAAGAATCTAAAGAAGATCCTAAAAAAGAAGAACCTAAAAAAGATGATGAACTAAAAACCTTTGAAAGTGCTGCAGAATCTACAGGTGGTAAGTTTGATACCGATACTCTAATTGCTGCAAGTGCAAAACTTGAAGCTACTATTGAATCACTAGAAGCAAATACTCCAAATGAAGAAGAATTTTACAAAAATCTTGACAATCTTTTAAGTGAAGATGAAAAGCAATTAGTTTTCAATGATGATAAAACTGAATACTTCAAAGCTGTTGATAAGCATAAACAAGAGTTTTTATCTAGTTCAAAAGTTGATACTACAAAACAAAAACAAGAATTAAAAGTGATCCAGGACAATCTCGCAATTTCAAAAGCTATTGATACTGTTTTAAAAGATCCTGATTATAAAGATTTTAACTTTGTAGAACTTCAAAGATTTTATACAGAAGATCTTTCTGGTAAAGAACAAAAAGCACTTGATGAAGGTACTACAAAAGAAAATCTTCCAGATGCACTTAAAAAAATGTACAACTTATATAAAACAAAAAATCCACTAAATATTAAAAAATCAGATAATCCAGGTATTCCAGATACTTCAAATATTTCTAAAACTTCAATTGAAGATAAACAAGAAATTGAAAACAAAAAAGCAGATGAAAAGTATCGTAATAGTGTTGGATTTAGGAAACTATAATGAATGAATTATTTTTACTATTAATTCTTCTGCAAATAAAACATTTTATTTGTGATTATCCTCTGCAAAATGCGTACATGCTACAAAAAGCAAATTCTAACAATTGGTTTTATCCTTTAGCTGCACATTCTGCTGTTCATGCATTAGGTACTTTTTTAGTATTTGTATCTTTTAGTTTTACGCATGCTTTATACTTTGCAGTTGCTGATTTAATATTACATTTTATAGTAGACAGAATCAAAGCAAGTCCAAACTTAGGGAATAGATGGAAAATGGATAATCCAAAATTCTGGTGGGCTTTAGGGCTAGACCAAATGGCACACCACTTAATCAATATACTATTTGTTTATTTGATTATATCAATTTAGAAAATTATAAAAAATAAAAAGGAAATTAAAAAATGGAAGTACCAAAAGCAGTAGAAACAAACCAAGAAGATAAATGGCAATTAGAAGATGATGCAAGAACTATTGAAGATTTTTACGCATTAAAAAATATGCCTGATAGATATAACAAAGCTATCAAAGTTTTAGAAGAAAAAAATGGAACTATAAGTGAAGCACTTAAAGAATCAAATGCACATAAAGAAAGTATTGGTTTAGCAAAAAAATAACCAATGAATAAATATGAAATCCAAAAAGAGCTTATAAGAAGAGAATTGGCTAAAAAGTCAATTCTTGAATATACAAGGTATGTAATAGAAAACGTATATGAAAAACCTTTCTTGGAAGCTTGGTTTCATGGATATATAGCAGAATTATATCATCAAGTTTTTGAAGGAAATATTACTGATTTTCTTATTACTATTCCACCTTCTTATGGAAAAACTATGATGACTACTTCTGCTATTACTTGGCGATTAGGTGTTAAGCCACAATCAAAATATATCTATACTTCTTATGGTTCAGATTTATCGGGTGAAGTATCGGGTGAAGCTAGAACTATTATAAAGCATCCTGCATATCAAAATATTTTTCAAGATACAGTCGTATCAAATACAAAAGATAAAGAAACTGAATGGAAAACTACAAAAGGTGGTGGTGTTTTTGCAACAGGTACAGGTGGTGTTGTTACAGGTAAACATGCTCCTGGTGGTGGAATATTTATAGATGATCCAATCAAAGCTAGTGAAAGAAACTCTTTAGCTGCAATTAACACATCTATTAGTTTTTATACTGATTCTCTTGCATCAAGAAGGAAAGATTTTATTGGTTGTATTATGCAGCGATTAAATCCAAAGGACCTTGCAGGATATTTAAAAGAGTTAGGATTTTTCCATCTAAATTTAAAAGCCTTAGAGTCAAGACCTATTGTTTATGAAATAGGAAAGTTTAAATATCAAAGAGAAGCAAACGAACCACTATATGAAGTTTATGAAGATATTGCTGCTATTGAAAAAAAGAAAACAGAACTAGCATCTTCATTTTCTGCACAGTATCAGCAAGAACCTGAAACTATAGATGGTGATTTTTATAAAGAAGAAATGTTTTCGTATATTGGTGAGTTTGATATACCAAAAGATGAAAGAATACATATCATAGTAGATTCTGCTATGAGTACAAAAAAAACTGCAGATAATAGAGCAATCGTACCAATTGGTATTTCAAAACAAGATGATATGGAACTATTTATAGTTCATGATGTGTTTTATGGAATCTGGGGATTTGATGATTTTATAAATAGAATACTTGATGCTATGATTAAATATAAAAATGCTCCTGTATGGATAGAACTTGCAGGTGGTGGACACTTAGTTATTCAACAACTTCATAATGCAATAATCAAGATAAATACATTATTAAAATCAAAAGGACAAGAAACTTTAAAAAATAGAATATATAAACTAAGTGCTAAAAAAGAGGGTGCTAGTAAAAACCATATTATAGAATGTTGTGAACCATATTTCTTAACAGGTCAAATAAAATTCAAAAGAACTGCAAACGGATTGGACCAACTAAAAAGAGAACTTAAAAGTTTTGATCCTGCAAAAGATAGTCCAAAAGATGATTGTATGGAATGTCTTGCAATTGCAGTAACAAACCCAGATATAAGAGCAGGTAAAAAAGATAAACCTAAGAAACAAAGAGTTACACCAAGACAAAAAGTTGGTAAGGGTTGGAGGATTTAGTTTTTTATGATATAATTTCGTAACCTTAAACAAGGTGGAAACAGTCATTTGGTAGATGACTTAAAGCAATCAAGATAAATTAGCTTCAAATACTCTTTGTAGTACAAGCTCAAACTTTAATTAGTTTGGGCTTTTTTTTTGGGTTGCATAAAGTGTGTCTTGGGTACGGGGTAGTATTACAAAGAGGAGTTCTAATGACTCTATTTGAAGCAATTATTGTTGCAATTAGTCCTAAACTTATAGATTTAATAATCTGTATGTTTAAGAAATTATTTGCAATAAAATAAAATTTATCTTTCTTAGAACTACCAATTCTAAGATTTACAACTCTCTATTAAGAGAGTTGTTTATTTTAGTAATATTAATATCAAAAGTATTATTATAGCTGCAATTGGAAAAGCTACTACTAGCCATATTAATAATCCAATTAAGATTAATGCTCCAATAACTTTTAATGTTCCTATTATAAATGAACCCAATGCACTAAAAAAATCTCCAGAACCATCTTTATATTTTTGAATATCAACTCTTGCATATCCATCTTTATCTGCTTTAGGTTGAGAAAAAACATTTATCGTATATCCAACACTAAAAATAAGTATTCCCCAAACAATCAATGCTGAAATATCTTCTGTTGTCATATCAATCCTTTTTATCTTCTTTAGAAAACATTTGTTTTACTTCTATTAGCTTTTTTATTTTAATAAGATAAATATCAAAAGTATTATTATCGCTGCAATTGGGAAAGTTACGGTTTTATTCTTCATAACATCTAATTACAGTATTTCCACTTGTATATTTATCATTTAAAAATTTAGCATATTCCCAACACTTACCTCTATTATCTATAAAGTGTTCAAAGTGTACAAGTCTTTCATCTGGATATTTGTATAATCCCCATGTTTCTTTTTTATCGCATCCTAAAAACAAAAGAGCAAATATAACTAAAATCAAGTATTTCATAAAAGTCCTTTAGTAAATTGATATAAGTTATAAATTATAATAACTATTAAAGTTATAACAAAAGAAGCTTTAAACCTTTCTGTTAAATATTTAAAATTCATCTTTTTGTTTTTCAGTAGAAAACATTTGTTTTACTTCTATTAGCTTTTTAATCTTTTCTATATCTAAATCATTTTTCTTACAAAATGAACCAAGTTTTAAAATCTCAAGCAATTCAGGATTATTGACTTTGTATCCTTTTATGGATTGTTCTGATTTATTTACATACTTTGCTATGTCTTTATATATTATATTTTTAATCATAAATATATTCTATCAAAATATTACATATTTAACAATATTGTATAAAAAAGTTTAATATGTAATACTTCTCTTTATATTGGATTAAGGTTTAACATGTAATACTTCTTTAGTTAAAAAGTTAAATAACAAATACTTAATAGAAAGGATTGAAATGTCAATGGTAATTGAAATAAAAAAAGAAATGATTGGTGCAGAAACTACAAATTCTGTGAACAGTAGAGAACTTTGGACTAATCTTGGTATCAAAAAACAATTTGGGAATTGGATTAAACATCAAATTGAAAGTTTGGGGTTAGAGGAAAATACAGATTATGTGACGTTTACCCAAAAAGTTAATCGTCAAACTTTAAAAGAATATGTATTGACACTAGACATGGCAAAACATATAGCTATGGCTTCAAGAACTGAAAAAGGTAAAGAAGTTAGAAAGTATTTTATTGAAGCAGAAAAGAAACTAACTCAAGTTCAAACACAACAAAACGATATACTTCCTGCTATTGTAGAAATGGCAAAAGTAAATCAACAAATAGTTCAATCAAATCAAGAGCTTATTTCAAATATAACTGAAATGAATAAAGGCTTACATCAGATGTTAGCAGGTTTTGCAAATATGCAGCAAGATTTGAAAACTATAAAAAGAGATGTTGTTATTATAAATGGTGGATTAAATATGTGTGCAGACCAAACAATAAAGATAAGAGAAACACAAGATGGACTTCATCCAAAAAGTATAGACCTTATAAGAGAATATATAAACAATAGAGCAAAAGTTTTATGTGATGGAACAGATACAAACTTTCAAAGCATCACAAGAGCTATATACTCTTATATAAATAGTGAGTTTGGTGTATCTTCATATTATCATTTAAAAAATGTAGATTTAGAAGGTGCTTTAAAAATGATAGAAAATATAAATATAAAGGCTTAGTCATGAGTACACAAGTTTCAAAAATAGATTTAGAAGAGATAGCAGATAAACTAAAAGGTATTGACTTTTTAGTAAATGGTATGATGTATTTAAACAACTTTGATGAAGATACTTTTACAAGTGGTGTTATGGTTTTGTCAGATAATATTAGAAATATTATAAATGATATTAAAAATATAGAGGAGGTGGTTTAAATGTGATATAATATAACTTATCTTTTTTAGATAAACTGTTTATTTTTGGTCAAAATAAACTTAAAAAAAGTAGTTCTGTTGGCTTCGTTCTTGTGTTGCTATATAAATCAGTCTAGCGCTAACTAGACTTTAAAATAGTCTAACTCTAATTGGACTTAAAATTTACAAAACAAATGATGAACTTTGATAAATATCCCCGTAAATATGGGGATATTATTTTTTATGATATAATTACCCTAACCTTATTTATAAGGCTGAAACAGTCTAGCGTTAACTAGACTTTAAATATCAAAAGTTTTTGTGCTTATATATATAAAGCTTCGCATTTTTTTGCGAAGCTTTTTTTTTGGTCATTTAGTTGGGTTGCGGTGGAGGTATCCTATATATAGGACAAATCATGGAAGTTATAATTTCATTGTTTGTTGGTATTTGTATTTTTTTCAAAGAAGAAATTAAGCATTTTTTTAAAGATAAATAATCGTACCACACAAAAACTGTTAGCTATTTTAACGGATAGCTAACACTATAAAACTATATTTTCTTTTTGTTCAATCTTCTGTAATTCTTTCATTAAATCATCTTGTGATAAAGATGAATAATCAACTTGATTTGCCATATTGTTTTGGTTTGCTATATTGATTATTGTATCTGGTGCTTTTCCATGTACTTGATTTTTTACATTTGCTACAATATCATTATATATTTTTATTTCACCCATTGGAACATTTTTCATATTGTCTTGAAGTTTTAAATATTGCAGTTTTTTATTTGCAAGTTGTACACCTTCTAAAGCCATTAAATCAAAGTTCTCAATACTCATAGCTTCCATGATTAAAGCTTCTGATCTATTATTTGCAATTACTTTTTCTTCTACACTTAAAGCCATTTCGTTAGGACTTTCTGCAACTATTTCAGCTAACATCTTTTCTTTAACAGTTTTCCATATAGGATGATCGCGCATAGCATTTCTTAGTTCATCTGTTACTTCTTCTATCTTTTCAGTATATTTACCCTTAATCCATTTACCATTGGCATCTGCTCTACTCCAATCATTGATGGTATTTTTTGGAATACCTAAAGCTTCACCTGCTTTTTCAAAAGTATATCCATGTACCTGGATATAATCTTTTGCTCTTTCTTTTAATTCTTGTGGGTATTTTTTAGCCATACTATTTACTCTTTTCTACTATTTTAAATAAATCTGGAAATTGTTTCATAGCAGCTTTAAGTCCAATAGCTCCAATTATAGCACCAATCGCAATATCTCTTTCATCAACTTTTCCATCTTCATTATAATCTCTTTGATTTACCAAAGCATCACCAGAACCAACTGTTGCACCACCAACTACAGGATTTGAAAAAGGTATTTGACCTTTTACCTCTGCTTCTTCAAACTCTTTGTTAAATTGTTGTTGAGCTAACATATCTGCATGTTCTCGCTCTGCTATTTCACTTTCTATTTTTTGTACAAGTTCTTCATCTATTTTATTTGCTTGGATTTTATTAAAATCACTTTTAGTCAAGATAGTTCCATACTTATCATTTGGAGTATATGAAGCATCTATTTTGATGTAACCATTTTCATTACCTTGACCATAAAACTCTTCTTGCTCGTATCTTACATCACCTTCTTTGATAGTTTTATTTCTAGCATCTTTCGCTAAAGTATTTTCAGCATTAAATACTACTTCTTCATAGTATGGACTTTTTTTAAGTGCTTCAAATTTATTATCAAGTTCAACTTTTGAGATAACTTCTTGTTTATCTATTCCTGCTTTTGTAGTATATTCATCAAAAGTTGTAGGCTTTGTTTCTACTGATTTTGTAGATGGTTGCTTAGTATTTACTTGTGAAACTCTATCTTGAATATCTAAACCTAATGGAGATTTAGCACCCTCTTGGATTTGAGCTTCTGGAATAACTATATCTTGTGGCTTGCTTGGTAAAAGCATATTATCTTTAATAAACTGTTCATTTTTAGCTTTTAACTCTGTAGCCATTTGAGCTTGTTTAGCTTGATCTTTTTCTTTTTCTATTCTTTTTAATTCTTCTGCATTTTGTTTTGCTTGCTCTTTTTTAAATGCTGTGATTTCTTCTCTAATATTTTTTAAGCTTTCGATTTCTTCTTTTGAATATTGTTTATTAGGACTAAGTTTTTCATTTTTAACTTCAAGTCTTTTGATACTATCATCAAATTCTTTGATACCATATCTTCTTTGTTTTGCCATATCTGTTACTACTTGGTTAAAAGCTTCTGCTCTTGATATTTTACTAAGCATAACTCCAACAACTCTATGTCTTATTGCATAAGCAATACCAAATAGAAAATCTCTTGAACTATCTTTTGCAGTTCTAGCACTCTCACTTAAAGGTGTTTGACCTTTTAAAATAGAGTTTTGAATCTTCTCTTCATTTTTAGCAATTGTTCTAAAGTTATCAAGTGTTTTTAAAATCTCTCTACCTCTAATAGTTTGACCAAAAGTTTTATTTAAACTTTGCCCTTTCATAGAATCATAAAGAGTATTGAATTTTTCAAAGTCAATATATCTAGTGTTTTTACCAAACTCTGTATCATAAACTTTTGTATTTTCAATCATATTATTTACAATAGAACTATATAATTCATCTAGTTTTTCTGGACTTGATTTACTAAGTTGTAAGCTAATATTTCCTAGAAAGTCTAAATTATCTTTATCAATATCACCTGTTTTATTTATCATATCTTTTGTAAGTTGATTTATATCTACTTTACTATCTACAATATCTTGTAATATTTTATGTCTACTTTTGGTTTTTTTCCATGAACCAAAATCATCATTTACACTTTTCCACTTATCTGTTATTTCTTTTGCAGTTTTAGAATCACCATCAAATTTGTAGTTTACATAATTTTCAATATCATTGTAAATAGATGTTTTAATATTACCTAAGTTTTTCTTTTGTTGATCTGTTAATTTATCATTATGCTTATAGAAAAAGTCATTAAACTTTCTTTGTAGGTCCATCATTCCTGTAAGAGTATAAGAATTTACATCTTCTTTTACTATGTTTCCTGCTGCATCTTCAACTTCCATTTTAAGGTTTTGACTGATTAAATCAAACATTGATTTATAATCTTTTTCAAACTCACTTATACCATCTGCACTTATGTTTCTTTTTTGTACATTTCCAATAGTTTCTAAACTCTTTACTTTTTGGTTAATATCATTTACTACAGAAGGTTTTACAGGTATATTTTCATTCCCTACAATAGTTTGTATGTCATTTCTAGTTTGTGAGTATAAATCATCCCAATACTCTTCTATTCCAGAAACATTTTCTTTTACTGTTCCTGCTGTTTTATCAACTGTAGAACCAATAGAATCATTAACAGTTTCGTTTATATTTAACTTGTTAAATAAGTTTGTTGTTAAAGCTTCACTATCTTCTACATTTGATCTTCTAGCTTCAATTGTATTTTCAAACATATCTCCAAGTGATTTTTGAGTTTCATCATAAGTTGCTAGTTTTGCAAGCTCTGTGTTTCTTTTACCTCCAAACTCTCTAGCAGCATCTTCAATAACTTCATCTGCAGCAGCTACTTCTTCACCCTCTCTTAATAAAATATCTGTTTCATAATCTTTTGCTCTTTTTGCAGTAGTAAAAGGGTTTACTTTTTCTATTGCTTCACCTGCAATTGGTACTGCCTTTAAAACTCCAGTAGTTACAGCACCTGCACCTAAATCAAGAACCGCAGATTTACCAGCTTCATCTAGCATTTGTGCAGCATTTAGTTTTTCACCATTCGTAATAATACTATCGAGCATATCTACAAAAGTACCCGTTCCTGCACCTATCGCACTACCAATTAATCCACCTGCTAACTTACCTCTTGTACCAAGAGCCTTACCATAGTCATAGCCTTTTTTAGCTCCAAGAGTTGCACCTAAAATCTCCATCTTATCACCATAAATACTAGATACAAGCTCAGATATAGAATCTTTATTTATTTGAATTACATCTTCACCTTTTGTAGCATAATACTTATTATCTTCTCCAATACCAAAATCATCAAATCCATATTTATCAATCATTATTGTTGTTAAGTTTTGATTGTATGTTTCAAGACCTTTTTTATCATCAAGTGTTAGACTTTGACCCGTATTTGATAATTTATTGATTTCATTATAATCTTCTAGGGCAAAATCACCATCTTTTATAACTCTATCTGCAACAGTTTCATTTCCTTTTACACCCGTAATAGGGTTATCATAATTCTCACCCATAATATTTATTTCAAGTGGTGCAACTATATTTGCAACATCTTGAACTGCTGAACCTGCAATTCCTAAAGCTTCTTTACCTTTTGATATTACTTTATCTAGAAATGATTTATTCTCATTTTCGTAATCATCAAGAACTGCTGTTCTTTTTAATTCTTGTGGTTTAGCAACAAAAGGATTTTGATTCTCTGCTTCTGCTATATCTTCCCAACCTTCTGGAATATTTAAAGTTGATTCCATAGTTGGTACTTCTTCCCATCCATCAGGTAAAATTATTTTTGTCATTGGCTTCTCATTCATTGATAAATCCTCTTATATTGCTCCATTTTTTTACTTCACCTGTTTTTGGATTTTTTAATTCCTTGATAATCTCTGGTGGATTTTCATTAGTCTTTTTTCTAAGAGAAGTTATTTTTGGAGTATTGTCTTTTTTATCACTACCTGGTGTGTTGGTTTTTATATAATCATAATGCTTAGGCATTTCATAAGAGTTAGATAACAAATCATATCTTTGATTGATTAATTTCTGTGTTAGTTCTTTAGCTTCTGATAAAGCTTTTTCAAAATCCTTTTCACCAAGTGTAGCAGATAATCCAGAACCTTGAAGTAAAGCCATATCTTTATCAGATAAAGTACCTGCAAGTGCAGAAGTTTTACCAAGTGTTACATCATTCATATATGTATTGAATTGTCTATGCGCATCTGATAAAATAAAATTAGGACTGATAGAATCCAAAGAACTATCTACTCCTCCAACAAAAGCAGTTCCTTGCTTATCATAAATAGTACCTTTTGTATTATAGTTTTCTTCAAGTTTTTTTAATGTATCTTGATATTTTAAAAGTCCATCTATTTCTTTTGATTCTTTAACGGGTAAAGTTTCTTTATCAATTGGTGCTTTTTCTTTTAATAATTCTGGAACTTCACCATCATAAACAAACTTACTTTGCACATTTAAAGGCATAGGCTTTTTATAAGCTTTTTCATATTCAGCTTTTATATCAACTAAAGCTGCTTTATTATTATTGATTTTTTCTAACTTTACTTGATCATTTAAAGATGCAGTTTTCCCACTATCTCCCCAAACTTTAGATTTAGCAACTTCATTTTTTACTGCATAAGGTGTATTAGTCCAATCTTCACTATTTTTAAAGCTGTTAAAATCTTTATACTTAGAAGTGATATTATTAATTTGTTTATTTTTAATTTCATTTTGTTTTCTAACTCTCATATCATAGTTATATTTAGCGATTCTTCTTGCTTCTGCGGCTTTTGCTTGTTTTAATGCTAAAGCATCTGCTATTGCTTTCTTTTCTCTTTGGTCAAGTGTATAAACTCTATCTTCTTTATTATTGAATAATTGGCTTATTACCCCACTATCATAATTTTCACCATCATAAAAATCAAAAAAATCTTCTTTTGTCATTTTTAAAGCATCATTCTTAGCTTCTCTTGTATTTTGATTGTATTGATACTCTTTATCCGCTCTTGCTACTTGTTCTAATTGATTTGCTCTATCAATATTTCCATCTACAATTTTGCCTGCTGTTATTGCATTTTCACTATTATAAAAAGCATCTTTTAAAATATTCTTTTTATTAGTTTCATCTGCTAAATTACCTAAAAGTTTTGCATCAGCATTGTTACCATATCCATCATTAGTATCTGCAACTGCTTTAAATATATCAGCAATTGCTCCACCTCTATTTGCTGTTGATATTTCTTGTCTTAAAAATGGTGTAAAATCAAACTGTTGATCATATTTACTTGTTGCCATTAACTAACTCCTTTCATAGCATCCATTAGGACTTTATTTTGTTTTACAGTATTTGATTGTTGGCTACTTGCAGATGATTGCTGTATTCTTAGCATATCAACTGCATTTTTATCACCTTGATAACTAGCTTTTGCTTTATTAAGATCAATATCACTAGCTATTTTTGCTAACTTCAATTGTTCTTCTGTACTTTGTTGTTGCGGTGCTTGTTTAAGATTTTCAAGTATAGTTTTAATCTTTTCAGCTATTGGTGCATTTGAGTCTTTGATTACATCTGGAAGTAACTCTTCTGCAACTTGTGGATTCATAGATTGAACTTGTTTAAGCATTTCAATATTTAATCTATACCTTTCATTTGCACTTGTAACTTCTTTAGCTTCTTCTTTAAATACTAAATCATATTTGTCAATAGTAATAGTATTTTTCATCTTAGGTGCAACCATTCCATCACCTACAGGTTCATAGTTGATAAATCCGTTTTCATCTTTATCAGCTTCATTTATAGTAAAGTATTTGATACTATCATCTGCTTCGATAATCTTTACAACTCTTGTAGCATCATAATATTTTATGATTAGTGGGATCATAGTTTCAATAGTTCTTTTTTGAAGTCTTGAACATGCTTTAAAATAATCAGCTAAACCATAAGTACCCGTACCAAGTCTTTTTTCAATAGCTTCACCAGAAAGTCTATTGTTAGCAACTGCTAAAAGTTCATCATTAAAACCTAAGATTTCTTTCATTTGATTTCTAGCATCTACAATTATGTTCATGATTTGTTGATATTCTGTATGCTGTCTTATGTCTTTGATTCCAGATATTTTATCAACTTCAACTATTGAGTTGTCAAGACTATATTCATCTTTAAATAGTTCTATATCATCAACTGCATCAGTTTCTACTAATACTTTGATATTTCCTAGCATATTGTATAGTTTTAGTTTTGCATGATTAATTGCATTTTGAATACAAATAAGATCCTTATAAATACCTGCATAACCTTTGATGTTTTTACTTCTGTTTTTCTTTTTTCTTAAAAACTCTACAATGATTGGAAAACCATCTATTACATCTTCAAAAGGTGATTTCTCTTGTTTTAAGATAACTGAATCACTCCAATAACAATAAAAATACTTAAACTTCTTTTCTTTACTGTCCCATTTTTTATACCATGTATAACAAAGTAAATATCTATCGCTATAGCTAGTATATGAAATATCAAGTTCATCTAAAGAAGTATCAAGATAGTTATTTGTATGCAATTTATCTATATCTTTTTCATCAAATCCTAGTGCATATAGTTCATCTTTGTTTACAAAAAAAGCTTGTGTAAAGTGTCTAGCATCACTATAATCTTCTTGCTTTGAAAATGGATCTAAAAAACATTCACTTGAAGGAAGGTTTATAGGTTTTAAGTCTTTTAATTCTCTACCAAAAGAATCTTTTTCTTCACTAACTTGGATTTTGATTTCTTGTGCTGCAAAACCTGCAAATCTCATATCCTCATTAGATGCTTCTTTTTCAACTTCAAAATGTGTTTCATCTTGAATAGCTCTAATAATATCTTTTAAAATCCTAGCTGCTAGTTTATCTTCTGTTTGTCTACCAAAGATACCTATTTGAGTTTGTCTAGTATCTTGAAAACCTACAATCTTTGTATCAAACTTTTGGATATTATTTTCATATTGTTCAGGCTGTCCTCTTGATGTAAGAGTCATTTTAATATCATTAGCTAACTGTTCACCCTCTTTATATTCTAAAGTTTGTCTAGCTAGTTTTCTTGAAGATTCTAATATCTCTAAAGATTCATCAAACCAATACTTTAATTGGACTGTATTATCAAACATATTATGCTCCCCAAACAGAACCAAAAGAGTTATCTATAGATGCTATTCTTTTCTTTTCATCATCTTTATCTGTTAAATAATCCTTGTATTGGTCCTCTTGTAAAGCAAAAATCTTAGCATCATTTTTTTCTTTTGCTTGTGCAGCACCATATTTTGAATAAGCATCAAAACCACTAGATAGACCTTTCATTGTAGTAGAAAAGTTATCGTTACTAAATGCAGTATTTAACCATGAACCATTTTTAAATAAATCTGTTGTAAAATCTGCTATATTAGTTCCTACTGTTGAAGCTCCATTCATTAAGCTGTTTAAAAAACCTGTTTCCATGTTTATTCCTTATATTCTTTGAAAATTTGATGTAATATTTTTATGTCTAGTTTTTAATTGTCTTTGTGCATAAGCAACTTCTTTTTCATATAGTTTGTAATAGTGTAAATCAAGTGCAACATAACTATCACCCTCTCTTTTAGGCATTTCTTCAAAAAACTTACTTAAAAAGCAATATCTTAAAGCTTCTGTTAAAAGAAGAGGTAAAGTAAACTCTTCATCAATTGCACCTAAAGGTTTTGCATACTTATAAAAAATTTCAATTTTATCTTCTGCTTTTGTTTTGGGATAGATATATAAAACATCCATATCTAATGTAAAAATATTTTTATTACAACTTTGAGAAGAGTATTTTTCAAAAAACTTATCAACTCTAATTTTTGAGTAAATTTCTTTGTTATTTACTAAAGAAACTATGTCTAAAACTTCATCTTCTAAGTTATATTCAAACCCATCATTAACTGCTGTTAATTCTTTGTTAGTTTGGAACAAAGGATAATCTTTTTGAAGTTGAATATATGCTCTTTTCAAATATGTAAGTAATGTTTCATTTTTATATATATCATTACCTGTTTGCTTTTCTATGATTGGTTTACAATCTTCTATAAAAGTATTTGGTACAACTAACATTAAGATTCTCTCTCTTTGTTAGTTGTTGTTTTTCTAGTTCTTGTTTTTGGCTTTGCTTCAAGTTTAAGATTTAATTCTTCATTCTCTTTTTTAAGTTCTTCAATTTCAACTGCAATTCTCATTTCTAAGTCTTGCTTTTCATCTTCTAAAACTTTTAGTTGATTTTCAAGCTCTAAATTATCTTTTGTTAAAGATTTTATTTTAGCAACCGCTTCATCAGTAATTTGTTCTACCATTTGAGTATCTTCTAAATCATTTTCATTTAAATCAAACTCTTCAAAATCTTTACCAGGTCTGCTTAAAAACTTTGCAGTCTTAACATCTGTGATTAAAATATCACCTTTTTTTACCATAGAAACAGGAGTAGTTAAAAGCTCTCGTACTTTTACAGGTTCTTCACCACAAAAAGTAATAGCTGTAAATCCTCTTTTAAAATGTATCATTGATTTTTCCTTTATATATAGAGTCCGTAGACTCTATATTATCCTTGGTTCTTAGCAGAAGATGCAGGTAAGATTAATACACCAAAATCTTTATTGTGATAAGGTGATGCAATTTCAGCAGGAGTTTTACCAACAAACTTAGCTTTTTCAATAGCCATATTTCTATCAATACCAACTCTTGCTTTTCTATCCATGTCGTATTTCTCTTCATAGTAGTTAAAACCATCATCCATAGGCATAACCATAGCTGTTGCACCCATTAAAACATTGATTTCAGTTTCAGCAGATGAAGCACCTTCATAAACACTAAAGTCTTGACCATCAAAACCTGTATCAGACGATGTATAAATACCTGCGTATTCATCTGTAACTGTGTTTAATTCAATTAAAATACAATCATCAATAACACCTAATTGACCTGTAAATAAAGTTGAGTTGATACCAATATCAGCAGCAGCTTTTTGTTTTTCTTCCCATCTTGGATCTTGTTTTAAGTTATAAGCAGATGCTTCACCAACGAACATTAAGTAAATCTTTCTCTTAACTTTTACACCATGCATATCTGTAGACATGATAGTTTTGTATGGAGTGATTTTTGGTTTTGGATTTCCTTGTGCATCTTTAGCAGATTTAGCAACTGATACTGCTTCTTCTACATCTGCAACTGTTAAATAATCTGTAGTTTTAATAGATGAAGTATTTATTTCACCTCTATGACCTGCAGGAACAATACAAGTTGCATCCGCACAAGCTCTTGATAGAATAATTCTATCCATCTTATCTGTTTCAGATTCTGTTAAACCATCTTTAGCATCTTCCCTAAAAGAGATAAACTTCACTTGATTAGAAATCTTAATAGCTTCACCAGATTCAACTGAATTACCAAAAGTATCTAAAGCAACTCTTTGATAAAGATTTAACAAAGTACCTCTGTTTGTATCAAAATCTGCGTTACCTTTAACACCACCAGATCTTAAATTTGCTCTAAGTCTAATATCTGCTAAACCTTTGATATTCCCTGTTTCATCTTGTGTTTTGATTGGTGCATTTGCACCTGTACCCATAAATTGATTGAAGATAGAATCTTCTACAACTGCAAGAGTTACATCTTTTGCGATTTCGGTTTTTACACCAACTTCTGTTAAACTAAATAATCCTGACATATTTATTTCCTTATTAATTTTAAATTTTGTTTCAATAAGGTAATAAAGCATTTAAATATCTCGTAAAGGTTATCTCACTTTAAATTTGTAAAAAAAAGGCATAAAAAAAGGACATTTGAAGCCAAATATCCTTTTTTTGTATATATTGAGTAGTATTTTAAGTTTTAAAAAGTATCACATAATCTTCATTTTATCAGCCATATAATATTCTGGAAAGTGCTTATTTACAAAATCCCATTGTTCATTTTCAGCAGTATATATTACATTTAATTCATCTTGTGGTGTTGTTGCTTCTTCTAAAATAGTTTCTTCACTTCCTGTAAAACTAGAATATGTTTGTAGTCCTAATTTTCCTACACTTAATAAAGTATTTGTCAATAGTTCATTTTCAAGAATAGAAATCGCTGTTGTCATAGCTCCTTGTTCAACACCTGCTGCAATCATTTGTTGTGTGTATGTTTCAATTAATGCTTCTTGCGAAAGATATGCTTGACTAACATCAATTCCAGCACCTGCCAAAGCCATAATTTGCCCACCCACTACTAATATTTTATTTCCTATTAAAGCACCCGTTATGGATAATGCTGTTCCTGCAACCATTAAAACTGTTCCTACTTGTGCAGCTGTAAGCAAATAGTATTGCTGCGATAAAACTACGATTACTACAACTATAATAAGTAATATCATCCCAAACAATCCCGACTGATACCATTTCTTTTTAATTTTTTGAAAAGTACCTAAGTGAGTTTGGATAAACAGCATAAATTCTCTTGGGGGTAAAGCTTTTATAGCTTCATAATCAACTTCATAGCTTTTAGTGGAAGGATTCCAAAATAAATTGTCTATTCCATTTAATATGAGATTATCTACATTTCCGTTATCTAAAAGTTTATTTGCAAGTTCTGTATCAATAGTTTTAACGTATACTATTATCGTTCTATCATCATCTGTATAAAATCCATCTCCATCATCTCCACCAAGTCCATATCTTGTATTATTTTGAATGGTTCTATAGGTTCTTTTTACAAACAATCTATCATTTACTACTTTTAGAATATCAACATTGGTAAATTCATAAGTAAAGTATTTTAGACTACTTCTAGCATCTCCGTTCCAATAGTCTATTTCATTTGGATTTACATCACTCCAAGTATCTTCGGTATCTGTACTATCATTATCCACCATATACATTATCAATCGACCATAAAGTAAAGTAGCTAACTCTTCATCATCTTCGCCCTCGAAATCAGTTTCTATACCATCTTTAAATATTTTATAATCGTATGAACTAGAATCACTATAAGCAACTTTGATTTTCTTTCCATAAGTATTAAATACATCCAGGCACTTATCCCGTAAATAATCCTTATTATCTTCATTTAAAGCAACAATTTTATCAGCATTTATTGATGGTTTTAATTCAACACCAAACCATTTAAGATTTTTCGTGCTTTCTAAAAAGTTTTCTTCAATTCCTAAAGCTTTTCTTACTCCATCATTTTTATAGCCGCCATCCCAAAGAGTAATGGGTCTTAAATCCCATACTTTAAGTAAATCTCGTTTCCATTTTCGCAAGGATTTTCTTTCCTCACGATTATATGCGATTTTAGCAGATAAAAAATCTCCACGATAAGTAACTAATTTTGATAGATTCGCCATAGTTTAAGCCTATGACGATTCTATTGTAGAAAAAGTTGAATTGAAAGGTATGGATGTTACATCTTCGCCTATCGTTTTAATAGTGTTCATTAATCCTGCGATATTTGTTACCCCTGCATCAAGTCCTATTCCTGCTAAGTTTGTTAAGTTTGAAGCTATTTGAACTTTAGAGTGATCGTTGAAAGTTTTAGTTTGTTTCTCCCATAAAGCCATTCTAATGCCAATCTCTCCACTTGTCTTATCAGTAGCACTTGCAGCTGTAAAAGTAAGTTTAGGATAAGAGATTGTTTGCCCTGTAATTGGTAGGACTGCACTCTTAACATCTTTAGTTACACTTGCACCACTTTTTCTAGCTTCACTTAGTGATTGAGCAACTGTTAAATCACTTGATACAGATGCTTTCATTGCTTCTAGCATCAACTTGAATTTAATTGAATCAAGTTCTTTTGTTGCAACTTCAAGTTCTTTTTGTTTTATTTTCACTTCTTCTTTTTTGATTAATTCATTTTGTACAGATTCTAAACTTTGCTTTTTAAACACATCAATCTGTGCAGTATTAACCAAGCCTTGTGAATGAAGTTGTGCATCTTGCACTACAAAATTTACTGATAATTGACCACATTCGCTTATCATACTTGCTGTTATGTTTGCCGAAAATTCAGCATATCTTTTTACCTTATCTTCTTCTGATAACTTAGTATTTGCTAAGTATTCTTTCATATCTGATAAAGCACTCTTTATTTCATCTTTAAACTCATCTTTTAAGACTTTGTTAATTTTTGTTACATCTGCTGTTGTTAGTTTATTAAATGACATTTTATTTTCCTTATGTTTTTTACCCTATCATATTATTAATATATAATGATGGGTCTAATTTTGCTACAACCGTACTATTTGCTGTATTATTTTTTATTTCTATTCTTCCGCTATTCCAATCAAATGGAAGTTTAGAAGAATTAGCTTGAACAGTTACTGTTGCTGTGTAGGCTGATGAGATTAAATCAAATTGTCCATCATCTCCACCTGGATCTTCAAAATAAGAAGTATTTTCCCAAACTATTGACATATTAAAGATAGGTATGCTAAATGTGCCACTTTTAGTTCTGTACTCTGTTCTTTTATTCCAAGCCAAAGAGGTAGCACTTGTAGCAGTAGAAGGAAGTCTTATGCTTTTGTTTGTTGCATAAGAAGATGTAAAATAAAGAGTATATCCTGATGAATATATTTTTCCTATTTCACTTCCACCTATTTTTAATGAGAAGTTTACTGCTCCACCTGATGCTTTAACTAATTGAAATTCAAAACTTGAAATAAAAGTAGGTCTTGCGATTCTTGCTTTAATATTACTGTCTACATTTGCAATTTTCCAAGCCCATATTTTTCCATACAAACTTTGTCCGCTATTTAATGTTTTAGTTTGTGATTCTTCGTAGGCTTCTGTTGTTGTTGGGATTCTTCTTTGATTGTCAGCGACTACTGTATCAATATATAAAGAAGGATTTGCATTATAAGTTGAAATTGAGATAATATAATCTGTTAGTAATCGTAAACCATAATTTAAATCTAAATATGAAGCTCTAATAACTGCTCCTTCTATTATAGATCCAACAAGTTTTTTACCATAAATTGTATCTGCAATTAATTCTGCTGCTTGAATAGTGCCTAGTGCATTTATACTATCAATCAATAGTTGTGTAGCTACAATCTTCCCACCATCAATAGTTGTTAAGTCACTATTGATTGCATTTTGAACTTCTGTTTGCCAATTGATATCTTCTACTTTATCAATCTCGCTTAATTGCGTTTCGATATTTGCAAGTCTATTTTTTGCAGACTGAACAGAATCCCAAGCTACACTTATTTCAGCTTGTTCTTCTGTAGTTATCACTTCATCTGCTAAAGCTTTTGCAACAATATTTGTATAGTTTTTGTATTCTTCTTGAACAGTAGTTATAGCATTGATTCTTGCAGTTTCTTCATCTGTTACTTTATTATCAATAATTGCATCTTGTTCTGCTCTTTCTTGTGCTTCTTCAAGTATTTTTGTGTTTAATGAAAATTGTTCTTGTGCTGTTGATACAGTTAATGCTGTTAAACTTTGTGTTACATCTGCGATTTCACTTACAAGATTTGTATTATTATAATATCTATCCCATTTATTAATTTCAAGGTTTACACCACTTTTTAAATCATTTGATCCAAGGTCTTTATAAATACTTGCTGTTACTGTTGCTTTATATGTTTTATTAGCACCAACTTCGGCACGTCCTCTCTCGATTCCATTTTCTTGAATAATCAAATTATTATCATCATAAACAAAAGTAATTATGTCATTTAAACTTTCATATATACTTTTCCAATCTCCGTTTTCATCTTTTTTAAAATCATAAAAAGAATATGCATCATAGAAATCACTTCCAGGATTATCATCTATATACTTTTGATATAAAGCAGAACTAGCATAGTAGGCAGTCATAATTGTAGTGTTAGTATTATCTATGTAAAAAAAACATGAAAAAGCTAAATCTTCTGTACCTGTGTTAATATCAACCAAACTAACTGTAAAAAATTGACCTTCTTGACTACTTGTTAAAGCATCTAAACTATTGACTTGAAAAGAAAAGATACAACCATCTTTATATGAAAGTGATGTTTCAATAGTAAAAGAATCATTGTTTGTATAGTTTGCAATGTTTTGAATCTCTAAGCTTAGGTTTGTACCTGCTTGACTCATAATCAAATCTGATTCTGTATTTGTAAAAAGAGTTTTATTTACAGACAATAAATCATCTTTAGTAGCAATAGTAGGATTTTTAGTAAAGTTTACTTTTCCATTATTATAAATCTCTCCATTGATTACTGAAAAAGGTGTACCAATTGCTGATTCAATTTTAAATTTATCTGCACTAACTACAACTTCGCTTATATCATTATTAGCTTTTGCGTGAATACCTGTGATTTTTCCATCATTATCTGTGATTAAAATCCCTGCGTTAGCTTCCCACTTTCCATTTGCATCTTGTGCAATTGTTTTTGTTTCTTGGATTTCAATGCTTTGATTTCCTACTTCTGTTGATAAAGTTTCAATCGCTTCTGCTTTTACATTTCCATCTTCATCAACTGTTAAATCCAACACATCTGAATAGTTTGCAAGATTTTCATTTACACTAGCTTCAACTTCTGCGATCTGTAAGGCTCGTGCTTCATCGTTTGTATTGATTGTTTCACTAAGATTAAAGATAGATGTTTCACTATTTCCAACTCTGGAATTTAGTAAAGTAATATCATTCGTAGTTGCATATCCATCTAAAGCTAAAACTGTTCTAGCATCTGCTATTGCTGCAACTGTTGTTTCATCTACTTTTTGACCTATGATTTGCTCTAAGTAAGTTAAACTATTGTCAATGTATTGTTTTTTGTATACACCATCTTCAAGAGAATCAATATCGTTTCTTAGATCAGTAATAATACTATTTGCTAAAGTTTCTGTTGTTGCATCAAGCTTAGCTTTATCAATTGCTTCTTGTATTACACTTGGAACAGAATTTAAAGATATATTCTTTAGTAGTGATGCAGGGATAACTTGTAATCCATCATAGTTAGTTGTAACTGTACCTTTTTTTGATACTACATTAAAACCTGATTGTGTGGTTACAGTCATTCCCTCTTTGATGATATTTGCACTCATTAGATAGTCTTTATAGGCTTAACTTTTAAAATGATTGGAATTTCTCCATTGTCAAAAGTAACTTGTGCTATTGCATAAACTCCACTTTCCCCATAAGGGTCTTTCTCGTTATCAGGAATTTCTAATTGTGAAGTGTATTGACTATCTATATTAAACTGTATTCTTGATTTGATGTTATTCCCCTCACTATCTAAAGGCTCTACATCTATACAATCAGGACATTCAATAAAATCGCTATTATCAGCATCTTTGAAAATATTTTTTATCTTTAAAGTACCCGTTCTACCTGCAAAATCCATAGGACCACCACCATTACTATCTGAAAAATCATAGTATATGTTGAATTTAGCACCTACTGGAATGGCAACTGTTGTTCTTAGTGTAATCATTTTATTCTCCTAAAAATTCTAAATAACCATCAATAATGGCATTTGCTAAAGCTACTGTATCTCTGTTTTCAACTGCTTTTGTGTTACTCATAAAGTAAGGCTCTACTAAGATACAAGGCATTGAAGTATTCTTTAGTACATGAACACCATTACCTTTTTCTCTTGGAAGTAATCCTCTATCTCTAAAGCCTAAAGTCTTAACCATGCTATCATTAACTTTTTGAGCAAATCTTCTGCTTGTTTCGCTTCTTGTATAATATAAAGTTTCAGTACCATTTACACTTCGTTTTCCACTTGCGTTGTGATGTAAACAAATACAGTAATCAACACCCAAAGCATTGATTTCATTTGGAAGCTTTGAATATCCGTTTAATCTGTAAACTAGCACAGAAGGGATATTTCTTTCAATACATACATCAAGAACTGCTTTACCTAAATCTTCATTTAAGTAATACTCTGTAATGTCAAGGTCTTTATTGTAAGCACCTTGTTTTTCTTTTGAATGACCTACTACAATTCCTAGTTTCATTTTATTCTCCTAAACTCTTTTTACAATGATTGTCTTCAAACTTTGAAAGAAAACAACAAAGCCTTTTATCAAACCAAGTGGCTCTATTTTCATTTACTTTTCTACCTATATGACTTGATACAGTTTCATCTTGTGAACCATTCCAAAAAAGAACATTTAGCATTTGATCAAACACTAAAAGAAACCTCATAGTTCTTGACCTTTTTTGCATATCAGTTTCAAATTTTTTAACTAAAATAGATTTTTCCATCTTTACCTTCCTATGACTTTATTAATTTTCATAAAAATACTTTCTTTGTTTGTGTATTTTACTTTTAACTTATTCCTACTTCTCTTGTAGATAATCCTAACAATCAATCCTAATAACACTAAGAAAACAATCCCTAGTGTTATTAGTGAAGCTAATACAAAATCCATTATTCACTTACCCAATTCGGATTAACTTTAAGAAATTCTTTTCTTTCACTATAAGTCAAGATGTTAAAGTAATTCTCCTCTGTCTTAAGGAAATCATCTTTAGCATCTACTTTTCCATATAAATTATTTAGATATCCCTCAAGAGAACCATACACATTTTTACTCCAAGAAAGTTCATAGCCAAAAGTAAACCTAGTTTTATCTTCATTTAAAGTATAAGTTCTATTTGTAACTTGACAAAATTCTGGAATAGTTTTAAAACTTCCATCTTCATTTTTAAAGTCGGCGAAAGGTACTTGTACTTGAAGTAAATCTACACTTGCTTCAATAGTATTTGTAACTATCTCTCTAATGTGAGATTTGTTTTGATTATCTTGTATAATATTTTCAAGTTCTTCTATTCTTTTATTTGCTTCTTCTAAGTTTTCTTCTATCATATTAATAATCCTTTTGTTATTTTTTATAGTGCTTGTATTTCTTCATCTGTTAATAGTTTTTTGTGTATCTTGAATAATGTAATGTCATCATTTGAGAAATTAACAGCTGGTGAGCTAGAAGATGCACATAGCCATAATGGTTTTAATGACTCTTCTTTTATCGCTCCTGCTACTACTATTTTTACTTTGTCTAAAAAGATTCTACCGTCAGAACATATATGTATAATATGTTTCCCAAATGCTAAACCACTAGGCTGTGTTGCTTTGTCGTAAACCTGTATTTTCATTTTTTGATTATTATCAGGTCTTCGTTCTGCATATATAACATCATTTCCAAAATACTTAGAGTATTCATCAACTACTATATCTGAAAGAGATAATTCACCTTCCAAAGTCCAATCTTCATCAGCACTTGGAATCCAACCAGTATCTCCATAACTAACACCATCCCCTTTAGGAACACTTCTCAATCCATCATAAAAACCTAAATCATTAACATCTCTAAATACTCTATTCAATCCACTTTGTTGAGCTGTAAAGTTTGTTCGCATTGTTGGCGAGTAGTTTAGTATTGGGTAGATGTTTGAGATTGGTTTAACTGAGATGTTGTCTATCTTTCCTATTGTATCTCTAGTGTCTAGCTCAAAATTTGTCGTTGTGATAGTTGCAGTTATTATATCCGTATGCACACCTATAGAAGTTTGCCTATAAGGATATATACCTCCACCTACTATTCTATACCCTTGCCCCGATGTATATTCTTTTATTTCATAACTAACAATGTATGTCTCTCCAATAATTACACCAACAGATGGCGATGGTATTGTTGTTTCCAAGGTGCTACCATCAGTAACAAGAACACCATTTATCACAACAGAATTATTTAACCTATCCCAATTTGCTGTCCCGTTGCTGAAATCACCATTCGTAATCAACTCACTCCCAACACTCACATTCCTATCATCAGAAACATATCCATCATTCACACCAAAGTCTGTAGCAAATAAAGTGTTGTTATATAAATCTCCACTTGGATTAACACAACTATCGTAAAAAGCATTTGGGTTTGAGTTTTGTAATTCTATTTGTTGAGCTGTTAATCTTTTGTCAAGTACCCCTAGATAGTCTAACTGTCCATCTAAAAGTGAAGTTACATTACTACCAATTCTATTTATCATACTTTGTTGTATACCATTGTAAGGCATAGTTTCAACTAGAACTCCATTTAAGTGTAAATTAATTTCTAAGTTATTAGCATCAACATCTATTAAAACTAAAACATACTCATTTTGAGGGATTACATACGAAAAATCAATTGGTGTACTGCCAAGACGAACACCAGTTTTATAGCTCCAACATTGCACGTAAGCACTCCAATGTTCAGAGTACCCAATAATAGGACCATCTTCTTTTATAATACCTGCAAAAAAGATAGTACTTATTTCAGAATTTTGTATTTCTATTTCTATACTCTGATTCCCTTGAAAATCTAAATATCGACTACCATACCAAGCTATATTTTGCTCTGAACCTTCATTTTTTGAGTAGTTTTTATTGTCTTGAACTAATGGTGTCCAAGTTGTGAATTTGTATAGTGATAAATCAATCTTTTTGCTAGAATTTGGAAAGATATTATTTAAACCAAATCTATTGTCGAAAATATTATTCATTTTCTACTCCTATTTTTTCACATAATTTATTGTTTGTTTTAACTTGCTTTTCGTAAAAACCAAATGCACTATCTGTACTTTCTTTGTAAGCAATCGCGACTTCTATGTCAGCAGGATATATTCTAATGTCTGCAGTAACTCTTGGAATAAGTAGCTGTTCGATACATACCACTTCTTTTTTGATAATCACTTGTTTCTCTGCACATCCACTAAAAAGAAAACTAAAAACTAAAAACTGTAAAATTACTATCATCTTCATTTTTGATTTCTCCTCTTTTTTGGATTGCTTTCTTTAAAACTTGTGTATTTTTTATTACTACTTTTTTATTCGCTTGAGCTTGACCTTCTGCAAAAGAAAACTTTTTTTCTATTTCAATATTTTCTTGATATGTTTTTTCTGCAAGTTCTAAGTTCTTAAATGCTTCTTCTTTTAAGGCCTCTTGATTGTTAGCTCTTTTAGTTTGATAAGCTGAATATATAGATAACAAAAGTGTTACAATTATTGTTATTACTGTTTTATTTAGTAGAAAATTCATTATTTAGTACCAAAAAATTTAGTAATTAACTTAGGCATTATTTGGGATAAAGCATCTTCAACAATCACAATACCTCGGGTACCCATGTGTGAAACAAGTCCAATGATTCCTGCTGTAATGTAATCATCAACACCTGCACCTTTACATATCAAAAACGTTACAACTCCTAAGAAGAAAGAGATCGTAATATCTCCTATTAGTTCAGATATTGAAAATCTCTCAATCTTTCCTGCTCTAGCTTTCCTAATATAGTTTGTTACTGCTCCAAAAACTGAAAGAGTAGTAACCCATACAATTATAAAAAAGTGCTTAGAGAAAAAAGCTGCAAGTGTTTCCATTTATACTAACTCCACTTCTGGATTGCAAATCTAACTGATTTATTTAAAGGTGCTCCCCAAATAGGCCCTGGTAAGTTTGTAGATGTTAGACTTTGATCATGTTTTATTTCAAAAGCATTATCATTTGTTGCATTATTAAAAGTTGGTTGTGTATCTGATTTAACTACTAAAAGTATTGATTTTTTGCTAGTGTCTGTATTTAAAATTGCATATTCTTCATCTGCTGCTGCTAGTTGAACATATACATTTGTTGTAAGTTCCATGTAAATAACCTTTTCGATTTTATGTTTGTATATAAACATAAAAATATCTCGTAAAGGTTATCTCACTTTAAATTTATAGATTTTTTATTTGATTATTTACCTGTGCTTCCAAAGCCACCTGTTCTTTTTTCTTTTGATTCATATCCCATAGCCCAACCATTATGAGGAACAAGTGTACATTGAGCAACTCTATCTCCTTTTTTGATTAAAAAATTAGGTTCTAAAGAGTTTTTATCACTATGTTTTATAGGATTATGAATAATCACTCCAAGCTCTTTTGGATAGTCAAGATCAACTTTACCGCTTCCGTTAGCAATAACTAAACCATATTTAGCACTTAAAGAACTTCTAATAGCTACTTCAAGATAGTTAGAACTCATAAAAGTTTTAAACATAGATTCTTCTGCTGCTTCACTTTTTGTACCATAGTTAAAAGATAGTTCCTCTTTTAATTTATCTAAATCAATAATCACTCCCAAAGGTACAATCTTTGTTTCACTTGGGCGAATAATCATTTCTTCTCTTGAACATAAATCTACATAAGCACTAAACTCTGTAGCTCTTACAGGTTCACAAGCTTCATCTAAAACTTTAAACATCTTCTTTTCCTTGTAATTTATTTATTTTATGTGTTATATCTGCTAAACTATAACCTAACTCTAAAAGCAACTTTTCATTAAATTTTATTGCTTTTATAACATCATTGATTCTATGCTTATCTTCCATATTTTCATCATGAACTAATACTTTTAAAAGCTTTTTAGCAGCTAATATCTTGATATACAAAACATCTTCATACTCAAATGTTTTATATTTTATAATCTCTAAACCATAGTAATAGTTAGAATCTTTAACTATTACTTTTTCTTCTTTATTTTGATTCATTTCTTCTTTTGACCTTTCTTACTATATTTGCATATCTTCTTTTACAATCATCATTACAATAGCTTTTATTATGTACGTTTGATTCAAATTCATCTAAACAAAACTTACACTTGTGAGTGTAAGTTTTAATTTCCCTTCTTCTTACTTCTTTTCTAACATGGTCATAATCTGATTTTTGTTTTTTAAAACAAGTTTTACATATCAATCTGTTTTTTACCTTATTTGCCTTTGACAACTTTTTTTTGCAAGTTGGAACATGACAAAATTTGTTTCTAACACTAGAAATCATCAAAACTAATAGATCCTTTTGAATAGTTTGTTACATTACCTTCAAAAAAGTTCGTTCTTTGGTCATTAAATGATGCAAAACCATCAACCCATGAGATAGGGTGTTTTTCTCCATACTCTGCTTTATAGCCAATTGCTTCAAGTCTTTTATCTGCTAAATATTGCACATATTGAGTGATAATAGCATCCGTAAAACCTAAAATTTGTCCTTGCGTGATATAAGCTCCCCAATCAGCTTCAAGTTCTACTGCTTCTTTGAACATAGTTCTGATTTTATTTTCAAGTTCTTTGGTAAATAATTCTGGTCTTTCTTTTCGTACACTATTTATCATGTTTTGGAAAAGCAAAAGATGTGTTACTTCATCCCTTTGAATAAACCTAATCATCTGTGAACTTCCTAGCATCTTTCCAGATTTACCAAGTGCATACATAGATGCAAAACCTGTATAAAAATATATACCTTCAAGTAATTGATTTGCAACTAAAGCTAAAACTATTTTTTCATCTGTAACTTCACCTGATAGATTTTTATAAATATTTGCAATATAAGTATTTTTTGCAAGTAACTTTTCATCAGTTCGCCACATATCATAAATAGCATCTGTGTTATCTGAAATAGACTCAACCATAACTGCATAAGATTTACTATGATTTGCTTCCTCGTATGATTGTCTACTCAAACAAGCATTGATTTCTGGTGCAGTTATAAATGGATTTATATTATCCATTAGATTATTTGTCTGTAAAGAGTCCATAAAAATAAGCTGCGATAAAACCAAATCATACATTCTCTTTTCTGGAACTGTTAAAAGTTTATAATCTTTAGCCTCTTGACTCATATTTACTTCTTTAGGAAACCAAGTGTTACCCTCCATAGTGTCCCAAAGATTTAAAGCCCACTCATATTTCATTCTAGTGAAGTTTATCATTCCATCTGGATTACCCCCAAAAACTCTTCTTTGATTAAGAGTTTCTGTTGATTTTGGATTATATATTTCTTTTTTCATTATTGACACCCACTACATTCAAGACTTCTATCTTCTACATTATCATTTGCTTCTGGACTTTGACTTCTTAAATAATAAGTTGATTTACAACCTAACTTCCAAGCTAACATATAAATATCATTTAAGTATTTTCCACTAGCTTTATCTGCACCTACAAAGATATTTGTACTTTGACCTTGATCAATCCATTTTTGTCTAATAGCTGCAGCTTTTACAATATCAAATTGATCTACTTCAAAAGCAGGTTTATAAAATTCATAAGTATCAGGTGATAAGTTTGGAACAACTACAGGAATAAGTCCAGATAAGTTTTCTTCAAACCATTTTCTTTTATATACAGGTTCAATAGCTTGCGTAGTACCAACTAAAATTGAAATAGATGATGTAGGTGCTATTGCCATCATATAACCATTTCTTACACCATTTTCAATTACATCTTTTCGTAACTCATCCCACATTTCAACATCAAGTTCTTTACTATTTTTTGGTGTTAAATCCCAAACTGCTACATTTGAACTAGCTACAGGCATATCACCTCTTGACCATTTAGAACCTTCAAAATCAGGGTAAGCACCTCTTTCTTTTGCTAAGTTCATAGAAGCCTTGATAGTGTTGTATGAAAATATTTCCATAGTTTCATCAATAAATTCAAAATGCTCTTGACTTCCAAACATGATTTGTTTTTCTGCTAACATTTGAGCTTCACCCATTACACCAAGTCCAATAGCTCTTGATTTCAAGTTTGTATCTTTTACTTTTTTCAAAGGATAGAAGTTTAAATCAATAACATTATCTAACATTCGTACAGCAATTGGAATAACTCTTTCCATATCTTCTTTTGTATTTATTCTTGAAAGATTTACAGAAGCCAAGTTACATACTGCTGTTTTACCTGCAATTCTTTCTTTCTCTACATTGTAAACTTTCATAACAACATCTTCTTCATCATTTGATGATGGTGTTACCATGATACTATCAAGTGAAGTGATTTTATTTGCTTTTTTTACTGAATAATCAGCTAACAATACATCTTCATTTTCTTCAAATAAAATATATCCATCTTCATCATCCCATACTTTAACCATATATTTATCAGGTTCAGTATTTTGGAAAATCTCTGTACATAAATTAGAACTTCTAATCTTCCCAACATGATTATTTGGATTTGCTCTATTTGCAGTATCTTTAAAACATAAAAAAGGACTTCCACTTTCAAAGTATGAAGTCAAAATCTTTTTCCATAACTCTTTTGCTTTTACAGTTTTTGAAGGAATAGTATCAGTAGTTTTTGCAAATAAATCCCAATCATCATCAGCTTCAACCGCTTCCATAAAATCATCACCAATCCATAAAGCAGGAAATAAATCATGTGCACGTCTACGTTCTTCTCCACTATTCTTTTTTAAATCAATAAAATCTAAAATATCTAAATGTGATGGTTCTAAGTAAACAGCAATAGCACCTTTTCTTACACCTAATTGATCAACTGCAATAGCTACATCATTAGTAACTTTTAAAAATGGTACTGTACCACCTGCTGCACCTGGTGTATTATCAATATCAGAAGCTTGTCCTCTAATTAGGTTATAGTCCCAACCAATACCACCACCAAACTTAGATAATAAACCCATTTCTTTGTAAGCATCAAAAATACCTTCAATATTATCAGGACTAGATCCAACATAACAAGAACTTAATTGATGCCTATTTGTTCTAGCATTTGCAAGTGTAGGAGTAGCCACCATCACTTCAAACTTAGATAGTACATCATAGAACTGTTTAGCTCTTGCCATTTTATCATCTTCATCTTGTGCTAAAAACATTGCAACACTCATAAATAAAAATTGCGGTAATTCAATAACATCACCTTTTTTATTTTTAACTAAATATCTATCATATAAAGTTTTTATACCAAGATAATTAAACTGTAAATCTCTTTGCGGCTTTAAATATTCTTGCAATTCATCTAGGTTATAACCATCTGCAAGAGTTGGAAAAAGTTTACCCTCTTTGATACCTGTATTAATATATTTTTTAAAATGTAAATATGGATGTTCACCTTTTTCTAAATCTAAGTTTCTCCCAACTTTGTGATGTAAATCATACAAGAAAAGTCTTGCTGATACAAAAGTCCAATCAGGTCTATCTATATCTATTTTATTAACTGCTGTTTGAATAATCGTACTTGCAATATCAACTGTACTCATACCTTCCACAAATTGAATTTGTGAGTCAAGTTCTAATTCACTTTGAGAAACATTTTCTAAGCCTGTTACAGATTCAGAAGTCTGCTTTTGTATTTTGCTAATATCTAAAGCTTCTTTATTTCCACTTCTTTTAGTTATCATAATACTCATAAAAATCCTTTATATTTATTTAAAAGCCTAATTTAATACTTTCACATACAAAACTACCACATCTTGTTTCTAGGCTTAGACTAAAGTAACCTAGAAGCTTTTTCTACATAAACACTATTAAACTATCTCCAAAAATATAGCTATCTTTTACATCTTCATAATTATTAAATCTTCTATAATCAACCATCATAAGAGATACATGTTTTTTCATTTTTTGCTGTAATTCTTCTGGTATTTTGAAAAAATATTGATTTGAAATTTTTTTAATATCATAAATTTTTTCTTTTGTATTTATTTGAAATTTAACTTTTGCAGATAATGTTTTTACATGTACTCCAAACAAATAATTAGCACAATATTTCAAAGGCAAATAATCATCTAAGTTTGTACACTTCTTAGCTGCTACCATATCTCTTTGAGAAGTTAAATATAGTTTTGGTATATAATTAACTCCATCAATGTTTACTGTTTTGCCATTAAACTGGTTCTTCCCGTATCTTGAAGGATGATATTCAGCATGTCTAGCCAACTCTGGTACTGATACCAAACCTCTTAAAATCATTTCCACATCTGCCCTCCAAATAAATTTAAACATTTTTAAAATCTTACATATACTTTGCTAATTCATCTGGATTAATATTTCCACCATTAGAATTTTCTACATGAATAGGAATATCACCGCCACCATTAGGATTTGAAGTGTAAGCAGTAGGTTCTGTATATCCACCTGTTCCATAACTAGCACTTGAATTGTTATTTGTTTGAGGTTTCCAATTTACATCATAAATCCAATCAATATCAGCAGCAGTATCATTTTCAAATACTTTAGTTTCAAATAAAGTGATATTTAAAACACCATTAGCAACTGCAGGTGTTTCAATTTTTCCTGTAAAATAGTTTGTTTGTCCGTTCCTAGAAACTTTCTTCCATAAAGCCCCAACTTCAACACCTCTAAAGTGTTCACCTTTTCTGTTATAGTTTGTCCAGATTTTATAATCAGGTTCACTATCTTTTGTTTTATTTTTATTCTTGTGCATAGAAAAAGTTGCACTCGCCATAAACGGAGGTCTAATACCTAGTTCAAACCATTCTTTTCTACCTGCACCCTCTACACCATTACTTTTGTGTTTTACATATCCAATATTCATTTTTTTACTTTCCTTTTTATTTTAATTTTTACTTATTTACCAAACAAACAGACCCATGATTGCACCAATAGGAGGTACAAAGATTCCAATTACTGCAACAATAATTTTTCCACTAAAAACAAGACTTTCAAAACCTACTAATTCGATAATGTTCATAATCCACCCATAAATACCTGCTAATACAATTCCTATTAAAATATAATTTGACATACTTTTTCCTTTTTATAATAAATTTCCAGGGATTTCATAATCCCCTTCTTGATCTTTTGGTAATACAGGATCATTCCCATACTCCACCACCTGCGGCTGCATATCTTCATAATTGATTGGTATACCCTCCTTAGTTTCATCATTCATCTTTTTAAACTCATGAGTGATTGGATTAAATTTAACTAGAACTTTTGGTCTTTTATAGTTTTGTTTATTCTTAGCAAAAACCATATCCCTTAGTTCACTATCTTGCTGTTTTTTAATATGAAGCCATAAAGAAGCTTCATGGTCTGCATCAATACATCCCTTTACACTCACTTCATCAGCATCATGATCAGCTTTAGAAGTTTGTACAATCATAGCTATTACAATCTCATACTTTTGTGCCATCATTCCTATTCTTGAAAAACTATCTGCTAATTTTTCAGCTTTTGTAGCCTGGTCTTTACCTGCGTTTGTAACTCTTAATTGAGAATCAATAAAGATAAACTTAACACCTTTTTTAACCATTCTTTTTACTTTTTTTTCAATCTCTGAAATATCATTTACCCTATGTTCAACAAAAACATTTTTATAAATAGCAACTCTTTTAAGATTATCCTTGTGGGGATATTTTTCTTTTACTGCATCCCTATAGTGCTTAGTACCAAACTCCATTGAGAAAAAACCACACTTAATACCATCTGGATATTCTTTAGTTTTACAACTTGCCATATTTTCCATAATCGTTGTAAAAAGATATGTTTTCCCTGTTTCTTTTTTACCACTACCAAAAACAAAATTACCGCACTTAATACCACCATCTAAAGTAGAATCAATCCAATGTATACCCGTTGGTAAAGTTTCAAGTTCTGGCTCTCTATCAAACTCCGCATCCCATTCACCTAAAGTCTTAATATCATTACCTTTAACATCATGACTTTCAATACTTGCTATTTGCTGTTGCAGTTGGTCCATGATAGAAGCAGAATCCAAACAATCTTCATGTAAAGCTTTTTTCACAAATCCAGATAACTTTTCAATCTCTCTTCTAGTAAAGTTTTCAATCAAGTTTTCAACATAAGCTGCAACATTTGTAATAGGATTTACAGATAAAATCTCAATCAATAAACTATCATCAACATCTTTTTGAGAAACCCTAGCTCTTACAAAACTTTCATCAATAGGCATATTTTCTCTGTATAGGTCCACAAATACTTGAAAAATATTTTGATGAGCAGGCATATAAAACATCTCTGGCTTTAAAGACTCGTTTAAAACCTCCATAACTTCATAATCAAAAAATACAGAAGATAAAACAACTCTTTCAATATTTATCTGATAAGCAGCAGTATTTACTTCTTTGTTAAGTGCAGCACTCATTTATCTTTCCACCTTTTTAAAATCATTTTTTCTCTTAGCATCTTCAAGAAGCCTTTTTGTATCTCTTAAAATCTCTTGCATATTTTTCATACCTGGAATAGTAATTATAATTATTTTTGGTTTTTGGTTTTTACTCATTATTGCACCGTCCCACATTCACTACAAGCTAGTTCTAAATCTAATGGATCAGAAAACAAACTAAATTCAAAATTTTGTTTTTCTTCAAATTCTTTAAAATCTTCTACTTTAGATAATTCTAAAATATCTTCTGCACTTTTATATCCTCTAAACATTACATTTCTATAATCTCTATTTTGAGTGGGAGGTATTACAAATTCAAAATCTTTTTCTAGCTTTACTGCAAAATTAAAATACTCTGGTGTTTTTTTAGCAATTGTCAAAAGTTTTCTATCACTTTTCTTCCAACAAGTTACGCAGTTTCCATATTCTTCTGTAATTTCTAAATCAAAAGGCATTTTTGACCACCAAAATCTTACTTCATCTTTAGTAGTTGGTCTATCTAAAATTAAAGGATAGTAAAAGCCAAATTCACCAAATTTATATTTAAGAATATCTTCTAAGGTCCACATAGGATATTTCTTTTTGATCTCCTTTGTAACTCTTGAAAACTCATCACTTCTTATTCCTATTGCACGATATTTAATATTTTTATCTGCCATTAGTTTTTCAATAGGTACTATTTTTAGTTCTCTTGTACATATTGGAGCATTTTGATTTGGTAAGCCATACTTAGGAATCATATCCCTAAAAGGTTCGCCTTTTCTAGCAGCTGTTTTAAAATCAACCACCTTATAACCATTTTTACCTCTTCCATCATGATTAAAAACAGTTTCTATCCAGATAAGATTTAAATTGAAATATTTATCACACTTATCAATGAATATTAATGTTTCTTCATGTTCTAATCCTGTATTTGCATATACAAAAACAAAATTATATAGATGACTCATATTCTCAATTAACCACTTGCACATATAAGCAGATGTTCTTCCTCCACTAAAACTAACAAGCATTGTTGGTTTTTGGTTTATACTCATTTGTTTTTATCCCTTATACCTTGCAAAAGCAATCTTTTATTGGTTCATCACTAAAATCAAATAAGCTTCCTTGTTTAAATTCTTTTTCCCATTCTTTAAGAGGTTTCATTTTTAAAAAATATTTATATTGCTTGTTCTTTTTTAGTTTTTCCTCTATAGCTAGTGCTTCGCACCAAACATCTTTATGATGATGGTAAGTTTGCCACCAATCTGTTTCGCTTTTAAAAGGACATATTCTGCACCCAGTCCGCTTAAAATGGTTATATAAAATATTCTGCATTTCATTATCAATTGTGTATTGTTTACAATCTTCTTCACTCATTTTAAAGTCATCGTACAATGGATATAAACTAAAACAATCTCTTTTAATTCTGTCATGCTCATTTTTAGTAAACCCATAGTAAATTTTATATTTACCTTTGATATTTTTTTTAATCCATTTATTTGTTGGATATATTTTCAAGTCATTTCGGACATGACAAGGAAAAGAGGGAGTCGGCAACCCCCTATAATCTCCGTTTCTACTTTCATTTTCACTATTTTTAACTATTGAAAAAACACCATCTTCAAAAGTATTTTTAGGATGAGTAATAATTATTTCTTTTTTGTATCTCAATAAGAAATATTCTTTAAGTTTGTTTATGTACTGTTGCATTTCAATGTATTCTTTTTTAGTATCATTGAAAATGATGTAATCAACTGGATATCTGTTCTTTAAAAGTAAATCGCACATTGTTACCGAATCTTTGCCGCCAGAAATAGTTGCTATATAAATTGTGTGTTTTTCTCTTTTCATCACCTTTCTCCTAAATAATCATTCATAGTGTCTGCAAGTTGTACTGTTGTATATTTATATGCAAACTGCAGCCACCCCATTCGTTTGCTAAAAATCTCATATTCTTTTGCATCAAATATTTCTTTCATTTTAGAATCATCATAATCATCACAATTTTTAACATCAAAGTTTTCATCATTTTCAAGTATTCTTTTTACCTGTTCAAATTTTGCAATATATGGTTTTAACGAAACAGAATCTTTATCTGGTCCATTAAATACTGTTACATCTGCAAAGGTACTCGCCGCCCCATTTGGATTTTTTTTAGGTTCAAACTCTTCTGCGTATGCAAACTTTTCCGGTAATCCATGTATAAACTCTGTAAAGCTTTTAGTGATAAAGTTGTTCAAGTTTTGTATGAAGTTCGTAGTTCCCTTAGCAATATGATCTTTTACTTGTTTAGTTTTGCTGTAGTTTTTAACTGCTTTGAATAAATCAGCTTTTTGGATTTGAGATAGATTTAAATATGAACCAAAAGCTAGTGCTAAAATTTTTGGTGAATTATTTACTGTGTATGGATATATTTCAATAATTCTATCAAACTCTTTTTTAGCTAGATTTTCTTTTGTTGTATTTTTTAAAGAATCATCTTTTTCATCTTCCCTATGATTATGTTTATTTGATTGTTTATTTGATTGTTTATTTGATAGGTTTCCATTTGGACACACTTCGTTTCCATTTGGACACACTTCGTTTCCATTTGGACACACTTCAAGAATATATGGAAACACCTGTGTCAATTTGGACATACTGTTTCCATTTGGTAACACTTGTTTCATTTCTTCAATATTAACAATACCAATATTTTTAGTTTTTAAATCACTAGCAAGTACTAAAGTTGGGTATTTCCAATATGATTTGTATAAATAATTCATTCTATAAAATACAGTTCTTTGATTATCTTCATCAATAATTTTTTCAAATATATTTAGTTTTGTAAGAGAATTTAGAGATTTAGAGAAGTTTTTCTTTGATTTTCCAATAAGAGGTAATTCTTTGATTAATTTAGTAATAGCAATACATAAATAATCGCCATTTTCATCAGGTATTCTAGTTCTAACCCATTTATGCTCATTTGAATAAAAAGAGCATAAAATAGCTTCATGAGTTGATATATTCCACTCATGTGTTCTTTTCTGATTTATATTAATCCAATGTTCCATTATTTGTGATCTCTCTTCATAAGCTCCACCTTATATTTAATTTTGTTAGTTCTCATAATCAAGTCCAAATCCACTAGTTAAGGTGGAGGAAACTAATGGACTTGATTATAAGAACTGTAGTAGTAAGTTTAGTTTTTCAAACAATTCACATAATCAAGTCCAAATCCACTAGTTAAGGTGGAGGAAACTAATGGACTTGATTATGTGAACTATTGAAAATATAACTATTAAGTGATATACTAGGTATATATAAAAGTTATGATGTATTATAGTTTGGTTTTTAAAACTTGTCAAATAAAAAGTTGATTTTTCATGACAAAAAACAAAAAAAGGTTAAATTTTGGAAAAAAGATTAAAAGAAGCATTAAAAGCATTAGGTATAACGTATGAAAAGTTAGCAGAAAAGCTAGATACAAACTTATCTATTATCAAAGCAATGGCTACTGCACGAAAAAAAATAACACCAGAAATAGCATCTGATATAGAAAAAGCAACAGGTATTAGTGCATCATGGTTACTTCTTGGAATTGGTGAAATGTTTGATAAACCATCTGGTCCAATTGCAAAAGCATTTGGCGATGACAATGGTTCAAGATATGCAGTTTCTTATTATCCAAATATTAAAGCAGCTGCAGGGAATGGATATTTTAATGATGATGAATCTGAAATAGAAGTAATTTCATTACCAAAAGCATTAGTTACTATGAATGTAAAAAGTGGAAAAATAGATGCTATAAAAGTTCATGGTGATAGTATGACTCCAACAATAAAAGAAAATGATATTATTTTTGTATCTACAAAAGATACAGAAGTTGAAGATAATAGAATCTATGTTTTAAAATATGGTGAGGAAATAAGAGTAAAAAGAATCTTCAAAAGAAGAGGTGAAAAAATACTTCTAAGATCAGACAATACAATATACCCAGATGAAGAAGTATCTGTACATGATGAAGATATTAAAATTCTAGGAAAAGTTATCTACAATATGGCAGATTTAGCATAAAATTTCGCATGCGAAATTATTTGTAAAATTTTCTATATGTATAGCTTCCTATAACTAAACCTATTAAAAATGTTATTAAAAGTATTAAAAGTTTATATTCCAAAATCGCCCCTTTTGCTCGAAAAATTAGGTCAATTATAGCATAAAATCAAGATTTGACCTAGTCAAAATCTCGCCCCATTTGAAAAATTTCGCATGCGAAATTCTACTTTCTCAAATTAATATTACACTTTCCGAATCAATTTTAAAATTTCAAAAAATATTTTTACAACACTTATTCTAGCTTTTCCGTATTAACTATTATTTTAAATTTATAGTTAGTTTATGGCATGAGCATTTTCAGAGAACTTGGGTTTGGGGGATGCACCCTTGCTGATTTTTCAAAAATACACTAGAAAAAGCAGAAAAACTATTGAAGCCCGTATTTTAGGGCTTTTATTCTAAAGCTAGAAAATATATAAATATATACATATTTATATAAAATAATACTCTAGATACTATAAAATGGCACTTTTGACTTTTTCAAAATTTGCCCCAATATCGAAAAAGTTCTATTTTTCAAATATTAAATCAAAAAATAAAAGAAAATTAAGCTTCTGGAACTGCTGCAAAGTTTCCGAATAAATCCGAATAGAATTAAAAAAGCAACACGACCCATCAAAAAGACTTGAAAAAAGCAAAAAGTTAAACTTATTTTATTAAAAGAAAAGATTCAGAAGCAAAAAGAACACAAGGAAAAGAAAATTTAATCCAAAAAGCTTGAAATAGTGTAAAAAAATTTTCAAATGGGGCGGCGGTTAGAATTTTATTAAAGTAAGTAAATTATATTTATACATAGTGATTAGAATTAAATAAGTAGTGATTAAAGCTCTACTTATTTAATATACGTGTATTTATATCAATTAGAGTTTCTAATTCTTCTAGGCTGTTAATATTGTTTTTAAGAAGATACGCTCCAAGTTTAATAGCTTGGAAATGTTTCGGGCTATTATGTTTAATATAATGAATTGATTTTTTATTTATTATATTTTCGATTTCTGTATCGCTTATTCTTCTATCTTTCATTTTTCAAACTCCTTTTTTATTTAATTGTATCAAAAATCAAACTATTTAACAAGAATGTATAAAATAGTTAAATATTACTAACTAATTTAAGGTTAGTTTAATATAACTAATGTAATAATTTCCTTAGTTAAAAAGTTAACTATTTCAAACTATATGCTTTGAAAGTCAAATTTTTAACAAGTTCTTTAAAAACATAATGTTAAAAATCCCTATCAATCATTAGATGATACAGACTTTTTTTTATTTCCTGTGGGTGCATATAAGGCGGTGAACCTGAAAGCAAATAAATAAACAAACTCGAACTAATAAAAAGTTTTTTGAGTGGCTGCAGCTTATGCAGCTATTAACAAAAACTTTAAAAGAAAGTTTTAAAAACAATTTCAAAAGGTGGAACAAATGAAAAAAACAAGATTAGAAAAAAGACTTTTAAATTTATTATCAATGATTGAAACTGCAAAAGATGAAAGAGTTAAAATTTATGCGGTTAAACATTTAGATGATCTATTAAGTAGACTAATAAAATAAACAATTTCAAAAGGTGGAACTAATGAAAACAGAAGATATAAAAGAACTATTTAAAAATGTATCAGAATTGGCAGAAGCAAAAAAGCTTTATAAGAAACTAGCTAAACAATTGCATCCAGATGTAGGCGGAACAGATGAAGAGTTCAAACTATTAAACAATGTATATACAGACATTTTACAAAATGGTTTATATTTCAGTAATGAGGTTAAATTTGATTTAGATTTAGAAAAGATCATTTCTAAAATATTACATTTTGAAAATATAGAAATAGAAATTATTGGTAAATGGATCTGGATTAATGGAGACACTAAAGCTATAAAAGAAGATTTAAAAAGTCTTGGTTTTAGATGGGCGAGTAAAAAAAAGATGTGGTACTACGGCGAACTTAAAAAAACAAGTAACAGAAAAGAAAAAGATATAAACGAAATTAGATCAACATACGGCAGCCAAAAGGTAGTAAGTAAACAAAATAAAAAAATAGCAGCTTAATAGCTGCAGAAGGTGGAGAAAATGGATTTTATAATAGTAACTTTTGCGGTCCTGGTAATTGGTTTAACTTTTGGTTTTTTAATTGAAAAAGTTTTGAATGAAGATTCAAAGATATATAAAATCTTTGATAAATTTTTATAAGGTGCAACAGATGAAAACATTTAAATTGTTTACAGTATCGCAAATATTAACAGTTAAGAACTGTAAAAATACAAAAGAAGCACTTAAAAAAGCTGATTTAAATAGTAAAGATGTATGGAAAATAAAAGAGGTTTTATAATTTCGCATGCGAAATTATAAACAATAAAACAAAATTAAAAGGTGGAAATTATGAATAAGTTTAAAAAATATTGTGAAAATGTATATGTTGCAGAATGTGAAAACAAGCACGACAAAGAAGAGATAATAATCTTATCCACTAAATATGGAAAAGAAATAGAATGTGAGGTTTTTAACCTGGTAGCAACTAAAGAAGATAAGTTTTATTATTCAATTGTAAGACTAGAAGATAAAAGCTATGCAGAAAGAAAAGCAGAAAAATATAACAATAGTGCAAATTTACATCAATCAAAAAGTGATAGATATTATGAAGATTCTAAAGAGGGAAGAGATTTTTTAGTTTTAGCTGAACCAATTAAAGTTGGACATCATAGCGAGGGCAGACATAGAGCATTAATTGATAGAAATCATAAAAGAATGGCTAATTGTATTAAAGAGCAAGAAATAGCAGCAGAGAAAGAGAGAAAAGCTGAATACTGGGAAAGAAAAGCAAAAGAGATTAATTTGTCAATGCCTGAAAGTTTAGGATTTTATACTTACGAATTAGAACAAGCAAAAGAATATCATACAGGACTTAAAAATAAAACAATACCAAAAGAGCACAGTTATTCTATGCAATACGCAAATAAAAAAGTAAAAGATTTGACAAAAAAAGTTGAAATAGCAAAAAAATTATGGAGTGAATTGTCATGATAACTAAAAAACAATTTATTAAAAATGTAGTGAAATATAGCGAACCTTTAAAAGATAATCAATTTAAAGTTATTGATTATCTAAAAGTAAAAGGAATAAAAGCCTGTAGAGAAATTACGTTTAAATTAAATCATTTATCAATAGAAGATAAAAAAGAATTTATTCAGATTTATTTTAAAGTTGGTTTAGTGATTTATTATAAAGGTTTCTTTTTTATATACGACAACAAAAAAGAAATATAGATTTTTAATCTAAAACGACCACGACATAAAAAAGGTTAGATAATTAATATCTAACCTTTTTTTTATGCCTAAAATTTCGCATGCGAAATTATAAACCAGGAGGAAATAAAATTATGAGTAAAAAAGCAATTAAAACAAAAGAGTATAAAAAATTACTTGAATATATGGAAAACGATCACGACCTAAGAGCTGCAACAAAAGAAAAGTATTTAAAAGCTTTTACTTTTTTATACTATACAGGCTGCAGAATCAATGAAGTTTTAAAACTAAAAGGTGAGGACATAGAATCTATTATCAGGACTCAAAAAGTTAAATTACTTATGAGTAAAACAGCACGTTTTAAAGGTCAAGAATTTAGGACCATAGAATTTTCAGATAAAGCAGTAAAACAAATCAAAAAAGTTTTTGAATCTTCTTTGCATCACTCGGATGGATATTGTTTAAATGCTTGGAACAACAAAAACAAAAGTTTAAATATTATCTCTTTTACAAATGCACTTAATAGCTATATTAAAAAAGCTTTAAATGATCCAGATTATGGAACTCACTCTTTCAGACGTGGGATTTTAACTGAAATGATTATAGATAATAATGTAGTGCCAGAAGTTGCACAACTTTTTATAGGTCATAGGAATTATTCCACGACATCAGGCTATATAAAAGCTACGCAGCAAGATGTACGAAATAGTTTAGTGAGGTAACAAAATGAAACAATTAGCAGACTATATAGAAAAGATTTTAAAAGGTGGAAGATAATGAAAAACAATTATATATATAAAATCCCACAAGAAAAAGTAAAAGAGATTTTAGGATTAGATCAAAGATCATGGGAACATTTAAAAAGAGTTTTTAATATAACAACTATACAGCCTATAAGCTTTAAACAATTAACAGGATTAATTGATTATCAATCAAAAATAGGTCAAAAAGAAAATATTGATTTTGAAAAAGCAAAAGAATCACGACTAAAAGAATTTAAAATTTTAGAAAAAGATTATAAAAAAATTGACATTCCAAATATGGAAGTAAAAAAGATTAAACCAAAACCAAAACCAAAAAAGAAAATAGTTGTTGAAGAAGTGATAGATCCAAATTTTATAAAGTTTAAAAGTCATCAAGCTACAAAAAAAGCATACATAAAAGAAACAAAAGTTTTATATTATTCTTTAAAACCTGTAATTCATTTATCTTATGCAACAAAATTTGATACAACAAAAAGTTTTCATAGAAATATAACAGAAATAAAACAAAGATATCCAAAACAAAAGATATTTTTATATTCAGATAATAAGACTTTTAATAAAACAAAAATTACAAGAAAAAGTAAAAAAACAAGAATCTGGACAAGTGAAGAAGATAAAAAAATCATGGATTATTATAATAGTGATTTTTATAAAAAACAAAATATCAAAACCCTTAAAACAGCTTATACTATGAAAGATTTAGCAGTTGAAATATCTGCAGATAGAAAACAAATAGCTATAAGAGCAAGTGCTTTAGGTTTTACAAACTTTAAAACAAAAAGGGAAAAAGATTATAAAGATGAAGAGATAGAAATTTTAAATAAATATACAGGAATCAAATCATCTAGTCAATTACAAAAGATTTTTAAAGAAAATGGTTTTACAAGAAGTCAAAGGAGTATAAACGTAAAAATTCAAAGACTAAAACTAAGTGCAAAACTAAATGGAAAAGGCGATTTAAACTTACGATTATTAGGCGAACTGCTTGGACTTGATCCACATGCATTAGATAGAAACGAAAAACTAATGGAATACATGCAGCCAAAAAGAGAAGATGGACAGCTACTATTTTGTAGAAAGAAACTAAAAAGCTTCATAATGGAAAATCCTTATGAGTTTAATTTAGGAAAAGTAGATAGTAAATCTTTTATAGAACTACTCACGACACAAGAAGTTCAAAATGAAGAAAAGAGATAGAAGAAAAAAACCAAAACCTTCTTTATTATCAAGATTTATTTGGTGGTTTAGAGGTGATAAATAAAAAAGGATAAATAAAATGAGTACATTAAACAAAACAATCAAAAACTTTACACCAGAAGAGTATAGAAAATTATCAGTAGCCCAAATAAATGAAATGATGGATAAAAATATTCCATTTAAAGTATCTAAACTTTATAAACTAAACCACGACCTAAGCTTTTGTCCTGGAACTGAAATATTATATAGACATGATAAAGCATTGCAATTAACACGACTTGAAAGAAAGTTTTTAGCACTTCTTGTTTCACGACCAGGTGAAATTGTAGATATAGAAACTATAAAAAACATAGTATGGGAAAAAAGAGAAGTTTCTGTTTTTACGATTAGAAATATTGTAAATAAAATCAGAACAAAAACATATTATGAGATCATCAAAAATATTTCAAATCAAGGATATTCAATATGGCAGAAATGACTTTAAAAGAGTTTCAATCTGGAACTATGGCAGAAAGAATAAATAATTATAAAGGAAAAATATTTATAATTTTTACAGGATATAGAGAAAACATTAGGCTAGAAGCTTTATTGCATTGTAGTGTTGCGATTATCCCTATAAAAAATGATTTATATGAAGTTGCAAAAAATAAGCATAATGGAAAAATAGCAACCCTTAAAAAGCCACAACTTGAAGAAGTTATTCAAACATGCAAACAAAAAGGTTATCTAATAGTAGGAGAGGAAAATATCAAATGAAACTTATAAAAGATTTAGGTGTTATATACCCTACAGAAACATCAAAACATAAAAGAAGATATGGAATATTTGAATGTCCTTTGTGCAAAGGAGAAGTAAGAACATCTTTTTATAATGTTCAAAATGGAAGTTCTACAAAATGTAAACCATGTGCTACAAAGATTAGTAAAACTACACATGGAGGAAAAGGAACTAGACTCTATAATATTTGGAAAGATATGAAAAAAAGATGTTATTCAAATAATAAAAAAAGTATAAATTATAAAAATTATAAACTTAGAGGGATTAAAGTTTGTGAAGAGTGGAAAGATAATTTTGAAATGTTTAAATCATGGAGTTTAGATAATGGATATAAAGAAAACCTAAGCATAGACAGAATTAAAAATGATGAAAACTATGAACCTTCAAATTGTAGGTGGACTACAAAAAATATTCAATCTAGGAATACAAGACGATTGATGATTACCAACAAAACAGGATATAGAGGTGTTTCTGTTTGTTCTAAGAATGGTAAGTATAAAGCACAAATTACAGTCAATAAAAAAGTTAAACATTTAGGTTTCTTCAAATTGAAGGAAGATGCTGCAAATGCATACGATAATTTCATATTAGAGAATAATTTAGAACATACAACAAATAAGGATTAAAAATGATAATAGTCTTTTCGGGTTCAAAAGGTGGAATAGGCAAAAGTACAACGACCTATCAAGTTGCAGGATATATGCATTATAAAAGATTCAAATACATAGTTTTTGATGTAGATATAGCAAATAGAACTATTTCAACTATTAATGATTATGTTAGAAAAAAAGAAAAATTAAATATAAAAATGGTTTCAGACTCAAGCGAATTGGAAAGATTAATTTCGCATGCGAAATTAGAGTATGACTTTATCATTATTGATACAGGTGGAAATATAGATACTGTTACTCAAAAGGCTATTGTCTTAGCTGATAAAATCATTACTCCTATTTCTCATGATGCAATTACTGAAATTGTTGGTTTTACAAGATTTAAATCAGTTCTAAAAAAACTATTTAATCCAAAAATACATGTGTCTTTTTGTAATGTTCACTCACGAACAAAAAACTTTTCAGAAATGATTGAGCAATTGAAAAAATATCCTAATATGGAAATTATGAAACATGGATTAAAAACACGATCTATATATAAAATAAGTTTAAAAATAGGAGTGAGTGTTCAAGAAATGAAAAGTACCAAAAATAAAGAATATAACAAAAACTTAAATAAAGCAAAGAAAGAATTATCTTTATTAATTGATGAAATAATAACAACCCAAAAGGAATAGTTATGAGTTTTGATGCATTAGATGATGTAGAAGATATAGAAATAACATCTACAGAATCCACGCAAATTGATATAAACTTATTAAAAACAAATCCATACCAACCAAGACTAAAAGATACAGAAATCCAAACACTAGCACAAAGTATTTTAGATCATGGACAATTGCAGCCAATAGTAATAAATCAAGACAATATTATCATTGGAGGGCACAGAAGATATTTTGCACATCTTCACTTAAACAAAGAAACAATCAAATGTACAAAAGTTCACACGACAGATACAGAACTTTATACTTTAGCACTTGTAGAAAATGAAGAAAGAGAAAATCTTACAGACCTGGAACGAGGACTAAGTTATAAAATTGCACTTGATAATCAGATATTTAAAAATGGAAAAGAATTAGCTGCAGCATTAAACAAAAGTGCATCACATGTAACAAAGATGTTAAATCTTCTCAAACTACCCACGACAATTCAAAAAGATATAAGAGAAAACAACAGAAAACCATCTGTAGATACTTTAAATTGTCTAATGAGTATAAATGATGAAGAGAAAATAAACCAAACATATTTCAAATATATCAAAGGAGAAATAAATAGATCAGATATTAAAAACATTGCAAAAAAACAAAAAGATGAAAAAAACAAAGTTGAAAAAGCAATAGTAAAAATCGTACACGACAAACTAAAAGTCGATTATGATTTGAAAGGTTTAGACAAAGAAAGTCAAGCAGAACTTGAAAAAGAAATACAGGAATTGATTTGTCGATATGTTAAATGTAAATAAGGAAAAAATTATGGAAGATAAAAATATTTGTCCTAATTGTGAAAGAGTAATTGAAAGAGAAGATATTTATTGTGATAACTGTGGAATACATATAAGGAAATATCATAATTCAGAATATGATAGAGAATTTATTGAACCAAAATATAAAGACAAAAAAGGAAGTTTTGAAAAAAACTTTTTTAGAGGAAAAAACAAATAAAAGATGATGCAGGTGAAAACTATATAGAAAAAGATAAAGAGTTATTAGAAATGCAAAGAAGAAGATGTATAAACTGCATTTATTGGAATAAAACTGTCGCTATGTGTTCAAGGTTTAATATCCTTGAAGATATTGGAGCTTGTGGATCTTTCTACAAGGAAGAAAAATTAAGGAGAAAAGATATGGATGAAAGTTATAAAGAAAAAAATTTAGAGACTCTTAGGGAAATAATAAGTGAAGCAGAAGTGGCAATAAGAAACATAAAAGATGATGATATTGAGGAAGTTCAACAAAACTTTATGAGAATTGAAAGTACAGTTCAAGATTTAGAAATATAACACAATACAAACAATCAATTTTATACATACAAAGATAGAGGTAGTTAAGATGCGATGGTTGCATCTAAAGCAATTAATAAATGAAAAGGAGGATAAGTGATAAAAGTTACAAATGCAATAACTTATGAGATAAGAGATGAAAACGGAAGACATCCAGTATTTATTACAATCAATGCAAATGGCCATAGTTGCCATTTTGCAGGAAGTGGAGATTATGGAGATTATTCTTATTATTGGGGTTCAATGGGTTCTGGTTATAAAGAGTTTTTATCTTCTCTTGATTATGACTATATGATGAATAAGATTACGGGATATCATGGTTCTGCTTATGAGCTTGATGTAAAAGAATCTAGGGTTTCATTAAAAAGAGAAATGCTTAGTTATTACAGAGTGCTGCTTGAAGATGATATGGATAACAAATCTTCAATAAGAGAGGAACTTGAAGATATTTTCCGAGCAATAGATAACATAACAGATTTTAACGATGAATTGTACTATGAAACAAGAGATATAATCGTACATTTTAGCAACTTTTTTATTGATGGGGTTCCTGGGTTAAAATATATCAGAAATGCTCAATGTGAAGGGTTTTGGAGACAGTTTAAAAAGTTATGTGAGTTTTGGGAAGAAGAATTAAAGGATGTATTATGAAAAAGGTTACTATTGATTCAATGATGAATAGAAATTTTCTTGATTCAATGATGAATAGAAATTTTCTTGGATCACGTATTCGTTTTGAAGATGTAAGAAGTGAACCAAAAGAAATAAGTTTAGAACAATTAGCAGAAAATAAAGAAGATACAGTTTTCTACACAAATTTTAATGGTGGTACTTTTTATTCAAAAGATATTATTTTAGAAATATGCGAACTATATGATCTAAAAGTTGTTTATTGGGATTACGTACGAATGTTAGCAAAAGTGGAGGGAATTGATAAATGA